ATGGCTTTGACGATTCTTGTTCCTAAGAGGCTGTCTCCTGTGGCGATGGACTTCCGTCCTGTCAAAGATCCTGAGACGGGAGAATACAAAATGGATCCAAAGACAAAGCGTGTGGTTGAGGAAGAGTATTGGCCTGGAGATCGTCGCACTGTAGCTCTTGGCGCATCAGACTCATTCGATACTGTTCAGAAGCATTGCAATCGTGTTCGCTCATTTATTATGGCAACATACCAGAAAACTAATCGTCCCCAGCCAGAGTTTAAAATCCGATAATAATAAAATAATATGCATTTCTCGATTGAAAGAAAATATCTACTTGGTCTAGGAAATTGGCTTCAGACACTGTCTTTGTCAGGTCAAGACAGCAGAAATCGCACTAAATTTGTTGAAATGCTTGCGGAAGAGGTGAAGGAGAATGAAGCAACTCGTCTTGAGATAATCAAAAAATATGCAGATCTCGATGAAAAAGGAGAGCCAAAACTCACAGAGAAGGAGGATGGAAGCAAGCATTTTGAGATTCCTGACGAGAAATTGACAGAGTTCCAAGATGAGTTTACTAAGTTCCTTGAAACAAAGGCTGAGTTTGGTGGTGTTGGCTTGAAGACTCGTCTGGAGACTGTCAAGAATATTGTGTTGAATACCACTGAAAAGATCGATCCTGCTGTTGCTTATGATTATGATGCATGGTGCACTTCCTTTGAGGAGATGAAGTCAGAAGAGTAACAAGTAGTATTCAACCTATCTTATAGTTTTGGAAGCATACTATAAGGAGTACATTAAAAATAAAAATAGTCTCTGTGCAATCAAGGGTTGAACCCTCTCCTTGGAGAGGATCTTTCTTCGGCTCTTCATCCAATTTCCGCTGTTATTGGATGGAGGGTTCAACCCTGGATCCATACAGGGTCACTATTGATTCCCGTGAGTGCGCCTCTCACTGTATAAAAAAGGTCGTCAAATCAATATGGCAGTAGATGATGGAAAGGATGAAGTTCCTACTCTTGAAAAACTTCAGGAGCAGATAACCAATCTTAATAAAGGTATAGGAGATTATAGAGACAGTGCACAGAAGGCAGACGAAAAAGCTACCGCAGCTGAACAAAAGGCTGCAGCAGCTGAAGCGAAAGCAGCAGCTCTTTCACAAGAGATTGAAGGCTTAAAAGGAGTCAAGGATGGCAAAGAGATTCAATTGAATCCAAAAGACCAGGAGAAGCTGGAGGCTTGGGCGAAAGCTCAGGGCTTTGTCACCAAAGCAGAAATGGAGAAACAGCGCGTTGCTGTTTTTCAAGACTCAGTAGCTGGAGCAGAGAAACAAGCTGTCGATGAATTTCTTGAAAACTATCCTGAATACTCAAATAAGGATAATTGGGAAAAACTAAAGAAAGAATTTGAGCAATATAAACAGCCCACGACTCTCTCTGGATACAAAACTATTCTCTCAAAAATCCACAAAGATTTGTCTGTTGAAAGCGAAAAGATTGAAGAGATTCGCGCAAAAGATGAGCAGAAGAAACGTCTTGGACTTGGTGGCTCTGGATCTGCAGCTGATAATGCTGAAGATGCAGTCACCATGGAGAAACTCCGTGAACGCTATCCCAATCTTAGTGAGGAGCAAATTGCTTCTACTCTCACAGAGATTAATGAACGTGCAGCAGAGAGAGCTAAAAAGAATGCTGCAAAAAAGAAGAAGTAACTTAAATTACAAACATGGCAATCAAAATCGTCGATACATTGTTCTCAAAATTGCCTAAAATGACTGGTGTGTCAAAAGCAAACCAAGCATATGTTGTAGGACAGCTTCTGATGGAGGATAAAACCAACTCAGAGCTTATTCCTGCAACCTCTGGTGTGACGACTCTTAACTGCACAGGTGTGTGCACAAAGAGCTTCACTGCTTCTGCTGCTGACACTGTTGGCCAAGTTCCTTATCACCCGATTGGAACAAACACTGTTTATGTTGTTGCAGATTGCACCAACACTACAGCTGTCAACCAGCTTCACAAAGACCATCTTATGACTGATAGTCTCACTGTGAACAACACCAGCACTACGAGCACTGCAACTTCAGGAGTATTTCATGCTCTTGCTGTTGTTGGCGCAGTAGGAGGCACAAAATTGTATGGGTATTTTATTCGCTCAGGGCAGGTAACTGCATAATCATATGGCTGCAAATCCAACAAACACTCCGTTCGATCTGGATGCTGCCTCTGATTTGACCGATCTCTCCATTCAGGAGATCTGGATTAAGTCACCTGCAGATCTAGAAGAGTATCACAAGGAGATATATTACTCGGAGCCTGTTCCGGACTATATCACCAAAGACAGTTCACTCACTTCAATAAGTACCTTCAGCAAGATTCCTGAAAACGGAAATATCCCTGCTGACTCACCTTATGAAGGATTCAAACAAACTTACACCCAGAGCTTCTTCTCTGGAATGCTGCGCATCACTCGTCCGATGTGGCGTTATGGTATTCAGACTCGTCGTCTGGAGGCTATCGTCATGGAGCTCAAGAATGATGCCATTCGTTTCCGTGAGACTGTTCTCTCCAATGTCATAAACAATGCTACCAGCACTGCTTACACAGAGACTACAGGCAAGTTTGCCTATCCTGTGACAAACACTGGTGGTGATGGTTTGGCATTCCAGTCAGCTTCTCACACTCGTGAGGATGGTGGCACAAACTGGTCAAACGTCATTTCAGATGGCACCACAAACAACATGAGCTTTGACTATAATGCATGGAAAGCTGCATTGAAGACTGGTCAAGCTATTCTTGGAGGTGTCGGTGAAATCCTCGACTTGGATCTCGATGCAATCGTCTGTAAGAAAAACTCCTCTGTTCACTTCCGTGCTCAGGAGATTCTTAAATCTATCGAGCGTGGTGATGGTCCTTTGACTGCCAACCGCATCGGTGCAATCGATCGTGCATATGAGATTCTTGACAATCCGTATTTGACTTCAGATACTGCTTGGGGTGCTCTCGATCGTGGTAAAGTCGGTCCTAAATGGGGTCTTCAGGAAAAAGAGGGTATGCCTCTTATTCTCGATCCTCAGTTTATTGACTACGACAACAAGGAAATGAAGTACAGCGCAGGTGCAGACTTTGCGTATGGCTTCAATGACTCTCGTATCATGCCTTGGTCTACTGGTGCAAACGCCTAAGTAAACTGTTTTGAGGGTTCAGTAAAAACCCTCCCACTATTGGTTCTAATCTTTCTTCTCCAAGATAGAAACTAAGGAAATGAGAAGGATTATAAAAAGAAGCTCTTCTACAAAAACAGAGAGAATATTCTCAGAGATTCTCAAGAAAAACAGAATACCATTCACTCATCATTATAAAGTGAGTAATATGGAAATAGATTTTCTTGTAGGAAACTATGCAATTGAGATAGATGGACACAGTCAGAGCTCCTCTAGGAATGGAGATTTGATTAAACTTGGATATCATCCAATCCACTATAGCAACAATGCAATCAGAGAAAACTCTAGTTATGTAGAGCAAAGTATTAAACAAAAATATGGCTTATACACCGCAAACAATCGGTAACGGAAAGCGATATGGCAATCCTCTTGATTTTGTAACGTCTGTTGATGTTCAGAACTGGCAGGGTGCTGTATATCAAATCGGAACTCCTACTGTCATCGTAAAACGTCTTTCAAATGATGGGACAGTCAAAGAGTGTAGCTATGCTGGCAATCCGACAAATGGTGATGCTGGCTATGATGTCGGATGTCTATTCTTCAACTCTAATGGTGGTGCAGGCGCGACAATATGGATAAATGAAGGCACCTCCACAGTTGCAGCTTGGTACAATCTTGACACTGCAGGCAGTGGTGGAGGTGGTGGTCTCTCGATCCCATTCTCTGAAACAGACGGAGTAACTACGACAGGAACTTCAATTGGAGTTTCTTCTACTGCTCTTACTTCAGGAAATGTTTTCTCGGGAACAGTAACTACTGCAAACTTCACGACAGGTGGCTCTGTGTACTATGCTAACTTAAATGCAGCAATTGCAGGAAATGCCTTCTCTGCAGTTACGACAGGTGCATACACTGGAACAGGACTTCTTCTTCTTGCTGCAAACACAGCAACGACAGGTGTTATAGCTGCAATATCAGCAACTAGTTTAACGACTGGTAGTGCAATGCAGATTACAGGCAGCACTGGCATGACGGACGGCAGCGGAGATCTTCTTACTCTGAACATGCAGGCTGGCATAGGAGGCCAAGCTCTCTACATTGTCAACACAGGTGCATATACAGGAGCAGGATTGGTTGAAATTGTTGCTAACACTCTCACGACTGGTAGTGCGCTCTCCATTTCTGCTACTTCTCAGACTTCTGGCTCTCTTGTCTCCATAACAGGAGGTGGCACAAATCTTACAGGCATTGTTTTTGACATTGAGATGGGTGCAGCTATCGCTGGCACAGGTCTCAAAGTTCTTACCTCTGGTGCTCTCGCAGGAGCGAACAGCATGGTTCTCTTCTCTGCAGCAGCAGCAACTACTACGACTGGCATTGTCAGCATCGTAGGAACAGCTCTTACTTCAGGAGTTGGCTTGCTTGTTTCAGGTCTTGCAGCAGCTGGAACAGGTGTTCTTGCACAATTCACGAGTGCCAATACGACAGGTGCAGGTAAAACAGTCCAGATTACTTCTGTCGCAACTTCTGGAGGTGCAGCTCTTTCAGTAGTTGGTAACTCTGCAACGAGCTCAACAGGAGTTATCACCTTGTCCGCAACAGCCCTCACATCAGGATCTGCAATGCTTATCACAGGTGGTGGATCCTCCATGACCTCTGGTGGCAAAGTACTTGAAATCGAGATGGGAGCAGCTACGACAGGCAATGGACTTGCCATCATAAACTCTGGTGGTGCTTACAATGCGGCTGCAGGCAATGCAGTGCTCAATGTGGTCGCTAACACAGCAGCTTCTTCTGCAGGAATTGTTCAGATCTCTGGAACTGGACTCACGACTGGTGTCGGAGTGCTTATTACTGCAGCTGCAGCTACTCTTACTACAGGTCGTTACATTTCTGTAAATGATGCTGCAACTGAAGTCTTCGGTATAGGAGCAAATGGTCACATACACTCTAAAGTAAGTGCAGTTCCTCCTACAATTGCAGTAACGACTGCCAATGGCATCTCTGCAGCAGCAATCACTGCTGGAGGCTCAGACACTTGCGGAGTGATAACAACTACAGGCACAAACAATGCAGGTGGAGATACTGTTCTTACTGTCACCTTCGGAAAAACTTACACTACTGCTCCAAAGGGGGTTGTTCTTGAACCATTCAATGCCTCCGGAGCTTTGTCAGTTCTTGCATCAGGACAGGGGGCTTGGATAAGCTCTGTAACTGCAGCAACCTTTGTGATTCACATTCCTTCAAATGCTGCCGCAGCTGCGACTCCTAGCTTCATGTACATGGTTATCGCTTAATCGTCTTGGCTCTCTACTCTGCTTCATTCAGAGGCAGAGATAGGGAGCTAAAACAACAAAAAAAATTATTATGGCACTTGTATTCCCAGACAGAACAACGACAAACTGGACTATTTTTGCAGCTTCAACTGCTCTAACTTCATCGTATGTTGCAGGATCTCTTGTCTCCTCTGATGAGGCAAACTCTCTATGCATAGATGTCATCTATACTAAAGGAGATGAAACATCTATGCAGATTAAAGTAGAATCCACAAATGAGGTCAAACCAGTATCAGGCTCAAATTGGTACCAGCAGCTTACTCAAACAGCTTCTGGTGGCACAGTTACCATCGCTCCTGCTGTTTATTCCATAGTTGCAGCAGGTCTTCCGGCTACTCAGAAGTTTACATTTATCATCAATCCTGTCAAAGGGACAGGCTTCAGAATTTCTGCACAGGCAACAGGAGGTACACCGACAGGAACATTCAGCATCCAAGCATACACAGGTTGGGCATAAACACATGGTACTCTCTGAACAAGAAATAACTGAACAGAATAAAAAAGCTCATTCAGATTCTTTAGATAGAGACATTGAGAACAAAGTAAAAAAACTCAATGAGATAGTTGAAAAAAATAAGTTCATCAAAGAGGAAAAAGATACTCTTGATAAAGATAGAGTTATCTTCGAAGCTCAGAAAAAAGAGCATGAAGAGGCTATGAATGAGCAGAGAAGGGATCTTGCAAAAAAGATTTTTTCTTTTGAGCATGAAGTGAGAGAGTCTGCTTCATTTCTCGAGAAACAGCAAAGAGAAGTTAAAGAAGCTACTCGAAGATTGGACAAACTTAACTACCAGTGCATCAATGCAGAAAAAGACTTCGAGCGTTTGACTGATGAAATATCTTCTCTCAATAAAGAGATAGAAAAGCTAACCAGCTTTGTTGTAAAAGTAGAAGAAACAAAAGAGCAGCTTCATTCTCTTGAAGAATCATGCAGAGAATCGCAAGGAAAAATAGATTCAAGACAAATTGAAATGTCTCAGAATGAGCTTACACATCAGCAAACTCTTGAACGAGTAATAGCAGAGACGAGGGAGGTGGAAGATAAGAGAGACAAAGCTGAATCAGAACTTAAGTCTTATGTTGACCAATTGCACACTGCAATGAACGATTACTACATCATAAAACTGCGTCTTGAGAGCCACTGGAATAAAACATTCCCAGAACTTGAAGTTCCTCTTGCAATGTAATTATGGCACTCATACCTGTAACAATCTTCGGAGCACAGTTTACTTCTTCTGAGGTTACATTTTTGGCTTCAATAGCAGATCACACATACACAGACGGACAGCTCATAATTGGCAATGGAAGTACAGGAGGAATTTCATTCGCAACACTCACCCAAGGATCTGGAATAACAATAACCAATGGCCATGGAACAATAACTATCGCAGCTTCAGTTTCAGGATTCACTAAATTGACTGCAACAGGAGTTCCGAATGGAAGTCTTTCAAGTTTTGTTTTCTCTGCAGCTGCAACTCAGCCTTCTTACATAGTGTCTGATGGAGTCTGGTATGAATCTGTGGATGAAGCAAGCAACACAAATTGGACATGGAACGGAGGAACAAAAACAGCAACATTATCAATGCCTCCTCCAAGTAGGAGTATTTTTGCAGTAGTATAATATGAAAAAGAATATCATAAAATCAATTCTCTGGTCTCTTCTTGGAGTCTCCCTAGGCTTCTTCTCTGGAGCTGCTCTCGCTGCAGGAGGATTTCCAATCACAGTTCCATCTGCTCCTGGTGCAGGATATTTCCTTGTGTCTACTTCTACTGGTGCATATATTTATATGCCATTTTCTACTACAACTGCTTCGTGCTCTGGAAATACTTCTTGTAGTCAGTTTACCATCTTTGGATCTTCTCCTGTAACAATTTCTTCCTCAGGAGGAGGAGGTGGAGGTCTTGCATCTTCAACTATAGGATGGAATGCAGGATATTTGACTTATGTTATAAACAACAGCACTCTAGGGGCTGTCGGCACGTCAACACTTTCTGCTTCGTCACCACTAACGGGCTCTTTCACACAAGTTGGTTCTGGTGGATCTCTTGGAATCCAAGCGGCGTCTGCAGGACAAAATGGATATCTTTCTTCAGGAGACTATTCTCTACTCCACACAGCAACAACTACTTTTGCCTCTCCTTTAATTTATACAAACAGCACCAACCAAGTTACGTGCCCAACAGCCACAGGTTCGGTTCCTGGTTGTCTTTCTGCTGCTGATTGGACAACCTTCAACAGCAAGGGCTCTGGCTCGGTAACGTCCATTACGGCGGGACTTGGCCTCAATGGTGGCGCAATAACAACCTCAGGCACTGTTAATCTCAAATCATACATCGCTACGTCCTCGGCAGAAACTGCAAACCAGATACCCGCATGGACGACTACAAACGGCACTCCCGCACAGCTTTCAGGTGGCTTCTCTGGCTACACCCTTACCTCAACAGGACTAACGGCTACCTACGCCTCTACCACAGCAATCTCTACTTCCTACGCTTCATCTACTTTAGGATATTTTGGCACGCTTACGGTACCTTCACTCGGCATAGCCGCAGGCACCTTCGTAGCGGCAGACCCTACAGGAAAGCTCATTGCGACATCCTCTCCAACTGGCACAAGCTACTGGACGCTTTCGGGAAATAACATTTATAACAATAATAACGGTGGCAACGGATTTGTGGGAATTGGAAGCAGCACACCATCAGCACTCTTGAGTGTACAAAACAACAACACATATACTGTGTCCTCTACAAGTGTTTATCGCGCACATGGAACCTATACATGGACGACTCCTGCAAATGCACTTCAAGTCGTTGAACAGGTA